GATGGAGAGCAGTTCATACATATCGTTCTTTGTCCGGTTCAGATGGTTTTCAATGCGGGCGTCGTAGCTGAACTCGCTCTCGAGGATCCCCATGTCCACCTGCCTGTTCTGCGCCGACGGATCAGAGGCGAGGTCGGCCAGCGCGCCCGGCGCGATCACCAGGTTCTTTACGCAGTCCTCCGTTCCGTCCTTCACATATTTCATGGGGAACATGTTAAACCGCAGCGCGTCCACATCGTCGGAGTTCATGCGGTTGTACACGTCCTGATTGTCGAGCAGTTCCTCCACATCGCTCTCGCCTTCCATATCCCCGGTCAGCCCGTCGTTGATGATCACGCGGCAGGGGATAAAGAGCAGCTTTGTGTCCTCATTTTGGTGCGTTACGTCGATCGGCTTGCCGTAACCGTCATACAATCCCTCATCCAGCACGCAGCGCCCGTTTTTCATCTCATAGCGCTGCCGCCAGATTCGCTGCTTGCCTTTGTCGCCGTCGTCCTTTTCGCCCATCACCTGATAGAAAAACACGATCTTTTTCATGGAGGACGTATCATCCTCCACGGTATCAAAGATAAACTCCTGCGCCGGGCGGAATTCCACGCGCAGCGGCTTGCCCTCGCCGCCGATGATTTTCATGGCCACGCGCTTGCCGATAAAGCAATCCCGCGCCGCCTGGATCAGCTTGCGCTTCCAGCTGCATTGATTCAGCACGCCGGTGATCCACGTTTCAATCTGGGCGGCTGCTGCGGTATTCTTCTTGTCTTCAGACACAATCTTGATCTCCGGCGCGCGGCTCACCATGAAACGCGCTTCAGCCTTGATCAGCTTCTTGATCAGGTTGGTCACGGCCTTGGTGGGCTTGTATTCCAGCCCTTCCGCTGTCGTCCATACCTGCCCGTCGCCTTCGTAAAGGCTGTACAGCTTGTTGATGTCGACAATATCCTGCACCACGCTGGTGCCGTAAAGCTCCCCAAGCTCGTCCTTTATCCAGCCCTCATGGATCAGTTCCATAGCTTACCTCCTCTTGCCCCTTCCGGAGTAAAACTTCTTGCGCATCGCCCCGCCGCGCTGGATTACCTCGGCAAGCCCGGTGGTCGCGTCCGGCGCGTCGTCATGCGCGTTCTTGCCCTTGTTCTGATAATTGCGCATCGCGTTGTAGTACATCGGCCAGCGCGTGGCCCAGTCCTCCGGCATGCAGATATGGTTCATCACAAACGGGCTTTCCGTCCGGATGCGCGCGATCTTGTTCTGCCGCTGCGCCACCCAGATAATGGTCGTCCGGCGCCAGTGATACCGTTCCCACAGGATGCGCTCCACATTGCGGGCAAACCCGCGCCCGCCGTTGTTTGATTCGATGTAGCATTCATTGACGGCGGCCTGGTACAGCGCCTTTGCCACGGCCAGTTCCGTCGCTTCCATCGGCTCGTCGGTGTAAACGGTGTCGCGCATGAAGCCTTCGCCCTCGATCACATCGGCGATCACCGCGCACAGGAAGTCGTCTCCGGTGTCCGCCGTATCCACATACGCTGTCACGTGTTGAACAATCGGCTGCCCGTCCGCCTTGGTTTCCGGCAGCTTGCCGTAGGTGGCAAACCCCGCGTACAGCCGCCCGTTGGCGTCTATCGGTTCGCCTTGGAAGTTTGCCATGAAGATCTCCGGGCTCATCAGTTTCTTTTTGTCCTGGTAGCTTTCAAAGGAAAGCAGATCCGGGCAGAGCATTCTGCCCTCTTTTTCATCTAAACAGGCTTTGTGGTTCAGCACATGCCACTTGCCCGGTTCTGCGTCAAGCGCGCGCCCCACCAGATCGCGGGTGTTCCACCGCGTCATGATGAGGATAATCAGGCCGCCTTCCTCCAGCCGGGAAAGCAGCGTGTCCGTATAGTAGTCCCAGATCTCCTCCAGCAGGTTATCGTTGTTGGCCTCGATGCTGTTCTTGATCGGGTCATCCACAACCAGCTTTTTGCAGCCGATACCCGTTACCGTGCCGCCCATGCCCGCGCCCAGAAAGCTGAAAAAGCTGCCTTCCAGGCTCCACATGTCCGCCGCGGCTTCGCCGTACTTGATCTTTACGCCGGGAAACACGTCCGAAAAGATCGTGAACTTCGGGTCGAGCTTCGTCGCGTCGATCGCGTTTCGCACCCGGCGGGAAAACACCGTGGATACCTTCTCGTTGTAGCTTACGTTGATAATGCTTTCGTTGACCGGGTTTTTACCAAAACACCACTGGTTGAACATGTTCATGGTATAGCTTTTTCCGTGCCGGGAAGGTTCGTTGATCGCAAGTCTTTTACATACGCTCCCGTCCGGTGCGAGCAGCGTCCCGGCGTCCAGCGCCTGCAGCGTGTCCGCCAGCTCTTTGAGGTGAGGGCGGTTGTCTTTGAAGAAGCGCGGGTTCATCAGCTTGCAGTATGCCCAGAAGCTCTCCCGCGCCGCCACGGTCTCCGCCGTCCGGTGTCCCTCCGGCAGCACCCGTTCCAGCATCTTTTGCGCCATTGCCCGTCTTCACCACCCTCTCAATGCCTCTCAGCGTGTCTGTATGCCCCGTTTAACGCGTTAAACGGCAGGATGAAGGGGTACGGAAACCCCCGCCCCTAAAAAAGGCCTCTATAGCCGTCATTTTGCGCCCCAAAAATCCGTCTGCGAACGGCGCCGTTAAGGCCGTACGCAAAAACAGGCGCGCTTCGCCGCCCGCAGGCCTTATGCCGCGCCGTTTTCATGGATTATGGTCGCCCGTTTAACGCGTGCGGAGCGCATCACGCGCCGCGTCAGCCGAGTTGAATCTGTATCGTGGTGCGGCAGCTGTGCTCCAGCACCTTCACTTCAATGGTTGCCCGCCCGCTGCGGGTATCGGCGGATAGGATCGTGGGGTTCAGCCTGGCCAGCGGCCCGCCGGTGATCACGGTCTTTCCGTCAATGCGGCTTGCAGGCGCCGGGCGCATGGTTTCGCCGTGCTCGGCCAGCGCCAGCATCATGCGCATCTGGTCGTCGGGAATCCGGTCGGGAGTCCCGCCGCCCAAAAACCGGAACACATGCGGCACGCAGCGGATAGGGTTGTACGCGCTTGCCAAACCCTCAAGCCGGATGAACACATACCCCGGCACATACACATGCAGCCGTTCCCGTGTCCGTCCGCCGCTGCGTTCGCGCCGCATCTCCATGGGCACAATCGCGCAGGTTCCCATCTTGCGCAAGGCTCTGGTTACGGCAAGCTCCTGCCCGGTTTCCACATGCAGCGCATACCAGCTAAGCATCGGCCTGCGCCCCCTCGCTGCGCTTGCGCGCCTCCTGCACCTTCTCGCGGATTTTCAAAAGCATCTCGGGGTCGCTCACCAGCTCGGCGCGCAGCTGCTCCAGTACCATCTCGGTGGCCTTCTCCATCTCATCCTTGCGCTGCTGGGTATAGCGGCCTTCGTATACATGCGTCCGCAGCAGCTTGGAAATCTGGTCGCCCGCGTCCTTCAGGCTGATGGTTCCGTACTCGTCGTCTCCGGCTTCCACCACCCGGCGCATCATGTTCTGCAGGTAAATGGTGGAGGCAATCTTGGCGATGTCCATCTCCTGATTCTCTTGAATCAGCTGGGCATACTCATGTGCCTGCTCGCGGATCTCGCGCAGGCGCTGCGCCATCTTGCCGCTGCGCTGCGCATAGCGGCCGATAGAGCTTTTAGATATGCTGTACCCCTGTTTTGCCAGCCAGTCCGACACCTGCACGTAGCCGTTGGCGGTATCCGCCAGCAGCTCGTCTACCTCAGCGCGCACACTCTCGGGCAGCTCGTCGACCAGGCAGCGCACACGGGTACGGGTGCGCTTCTCGCCCATAGCTAAAAGTCCACGCCCGGATCGTCCGGGATGCTCCCTTCAAGCAGATCCTTGCCGTGCGCGCGCAGTTCGATGATCCCGTTGCGAAGCGGCCGAAGTTCCGGCTCCTCGGGAACGAATACGCGGATATAATCTTTGTCGATCAGGTATTTCACGATGCCTTCCAGCTCGTGCGCCTGTGCGGAGCCCGCGTCCACCAGCAGCCGCTCCATCACAACGTAGGAGATCGACGTCGGGTAGCTGTCGTCGAGCAGCCCCATCAGCGCGCCGCGGGCCTTCTTCCGCTTGGTGATCTCAAGGCTGTTTCGGTCTTTAATCATTTCCCTGTTTTCCTCCTTTATAGATTTGCAGTAAAGTATTCTGTATGCCGTCCAGCTTGCGGTCTATGCTGGATGTCGACCGCTGCCAGTCGTCGCGCAGCGTGTAGTAGATCGGCAGCTCCTGCAGGGTTTTGTTCAGCCGTTCCTCTACCCTCTGCACGTGCGCTTCGGTCTTGCAGTGCCGGTCTTCGTTCTCCGTGCGGAAGCTTTTCAGCTCGCTGACGATCAGGTCTTTCAGATCTCTCTGCTCCTGCTCCCACTTCGCGTCCTTTGCTTCACGCTCTTTGTCCTTTTTGTTGATCGAGCGCTTGATGAAGAACGCCGCAATGCTGATTGCCAATGTAAATACGGTCGGAATTACCCATCCCAGCCAATCCATACGTCGGTCTCCTTAT